GTTGCAGATAACGTGATGGAATCAAATCTCACCGGTGATGATCCGGGTGCTGTTAAAACCAAAGATGGCAAAACCTTTTCTCAGGATCAGGTGAATGAAATTGTCAGGGATCGTCTGGCAAAGGAGAAGGAAAAGACCCAAAAGAAGTATGAAGCCATGGAACAGGAATTTAAGAACAAAGAGCTGAATTTCAAGGCCAAAGAGCTGCTTTCTGAAAAGGGAATTTCCCTGGATATTTTAGACGCATTAAAGTATGAGGATGAAGAAACCCTCATAAAAAGTATAGAGATTGTGGAGAAAGCCTTGAAGCTGCCGTCAGCCCCTCCACGATATGAACCCAAGGCTGGCGGTGAATCCCCATCAACGGACGATCAGATCCGGGAATGGATGGGGTTAAAATAATGAAATAGGAGAGTTTAATAAATGGCAATAAATTTAGTAACAAAATACGCACCTCATGTTGACGAGGTTTTTAAAGTCGAATCAAAGAAATCACTGCTGACTAATCAGGATTACGACTGGACAGGGGCGCATTCGATTAAGGTCTACAAAGTGACCACTTCACCATTGAATGATTATGACCGGGCAGGTACCGCGGACACTGATTCCCGTTATGGTGATATCACAAGCTTGGGAGCAACCACTCAGGAAATGATCTTATCTCAAGATAAGGCGTTTACTTTTGCGATTGATAAGATGGATCAGGATGAAACCAATCAGGCGATGCAGGCGAGCACAGCACTGGCCAGACAAACACGTGAAATTATTATACCAACCGTAGATGCTTATGTTTACGGCAAAATGTGCACCAATGCTGGAACAAAACCGGATGCGCTGGCTCTGACCGCTGATAATATCTATGATCAGATTATCGCAGCCGGGAAAACATTGGATGATGCAGAAGTGCCGGAAACAGGCCGATTCCTGGTATTTAACCCCGATTCCTATGTATTGATGAAAAAGTGTCCGGATATCATCATGGAAACTGATATCGGGAATGAGTTAAGACTGCAGGGGGTTATTGGCCTGATTGACGGCGCAAAAGTCTTTAAAGTCCCCTCTGGGCGTTTACCTGCTGGGTTTGGCTTCCTGTTAGGGCATCCAATCGCAACGGTAGCACCTACCAAACTGGAAGACTATAAGATCCACCAAGACCCGCCGGGGATCAGTGGCTCACTGGTTGAGGGTCGAATTGTATATGATGCTTTTGTCCTGAATAACAAGGCCAAAGCTTTGTATTATCAGGCAACAGTTTAAATATAATGGCCACATGATCCTGCTATGGGGTTGTGTGGCTATTTTTGAAAGGAAATGACAATGGATTTAGAGAAACTAAAAATACTCTTAGGGATCACGGCAGCCGATCAAAACGACCTGCTGCAATTCTGCATCGACAGTGTAACAGAAGCGATCTGTAATTACTGCAATGTGGATACAGTACCCAATGGGACGATTTTAACCGCTTATCGGATGGCAGCCGACTTATACAGAAATGAAAATTTAGGAAGCGAAAACCTTCCCTCTGGTGCCGTTGCCAGTACCAGCATGGGCGATACATCGGTCAGCTTCAAAGAAAACACTGATTATACCCAGTCACTATTAAGACAATACCGGGCGCAATTATCCCGATACAGAAAACTAAAATGGTAGAAATGGAGGTGGCAAAGTGACAGAAAAACAGAAACGCTTTGCAGATGAATATTTGATCGATCTTAATGCCACCCAGGCAGCAATCAGGGCTGGTTATTCGGAGAAGTTCGCAAATACGAATGCGAATAAGTTACTACAAAATACTACAATCAAACAGATTATTGATGAACGACTGGAAGAAATTAGAACCGAAAATACCGCTACAGCTCAGGAAGTTCTTGAGTATCTGACCAAAGGAATGCGGATGGAGCTGCAAGAAGAAGTGGTGCTTGTGGTTGATGGTGAGGCTCAAAAGGTTAAGAAGCAGATCTCTATCCGGGATGCCAATAAATGCGCTGAATTACTGGGCAAGCGGTACCGGCTATATATTGATAAGATCGAAGCCGATATAAGCCAGCCAGTCGTTTTTGGGGGTGAAAATGAGCTTGAAGACTGATGTTTATCTGCCTGAAAAAATTGGCAGGGGTTATAAAACCTTCTGGGATTTTAAAGGCCGTTACAGGGTCGTAAAGGGCGGTCGTGGTTCCAAGAAATCCACCACGGCTGCTCAATGGCTCATTTATAACCTGATGAAATATCAGCTGGCCAATGCTCTGGTGATACGCCGGGTTTTTAATACCCACAAGGATTCCACCTGGTCGCAGCTTAAATGGGCAACCCATAATTTGAATGTATCTCACCTGTGGTATTTTAGTAAATCACCGCTTGAAGCCACCTATAAGCCTACCGGCCAGAAGATCCTTTTCCGGGGGCTTGATGATCCAATGGGGATTACTTCCATTACGGTTGAAAAAGGTTATCTGTGTTGGGCATGGTTCGAAGAAGCCTTTCAAGTAATGGATGAAGACGCCTTTAATAAGGTGGATCTATCAATCAGGGGTGAGCTGCCAGAGGGCTATTTTAAGCAGATCACCATGACCTTTAACCCATGGTCAGAAAAGCACTGGATTAAAAAGCGGTTCTTTGATTGCACCGATCCGGACATACTGGCCATGACCACAGATTATCATTGCAATGAGTTTCTGGGAGCTGATGACCGGTTAATTTTTGAGACTATGAAGGTCAATAACCCCCGCCGGTATAAAGTGGAAGGTCTGGGCGACTGGGGTATTGCTGAAGGGCTGGTTTATCAGAACTTTGAAGAACTGGAATTCAATAAGGATGAAATCAACCAGATCCAGACGGTCACCGCTCTGTTTGGCCTTGATTTTGGCTATACCAATGATCCAACGGCCTTTATTGCTCTGCTGGCTGATAAGGCGACTAAGACCATCTACATTTATGATGAGATCTATAAAAAGGCACTGACTAATAAGGACATATTCAATGAGATCAGTTACCGGGGCTATGCCAAAGAGCGCATCATTGCCGATAGTGCCGAACCCAAGAGCATTGACGAATTAAGGCGGTTAGGCTTAAACAGAGTCAGACCAGCCAGAAAAGGACGAGACAGTATTCTGTTCGGGATTCAGAAGCTTCAGGACTATAAAATCTATGTGCACCCTTGTTGTGAGAATACCCTTGTGGAATTGAGTAATTATATTTGGGATAACAAAGACGGTCAGATCCTGAATAAGCCGGTAGATGACTACAATCACCTGCTGGATGCCCTCAGATACGCAACAGAGAGCATTGACAGACCGTCCGGAATATCCGTACTGAAATAGGAGGTTCATAATTTGAATATTGAAACAATCAGGAAAACGATAAAGAAGTACACCGGTGGCCATGCTGCCCTGGTGGAGGGTACGAAAGTGGCAGAGCGGTATTACAGGAACCAGAATGACATTCTGAATAAGCCGGTTAATACCGATGAACTGGATAACCCGCTCAGGAACGCTGATAATCGGGTGTGTAACAATTTCCATGGGCTGCTGGTGAATCAAAAGGCCAGTTATCTGTTTACCAGCCCGCCATTGTTTGATGTTGGCTCTAATCAGACCAATAAAAAGATTACTGAGGTGCTGGGGGACAGATTTTCGAAGGTTTGTAAAGACCTGTGTATTAATGCTTCTAATGCTGGCATTGCCTGGCTTCATTATTGGATCAGCGACAAAGGGCAGTTCAAATATGCGGTGATTGATTCAAAACAGGTGATCCCTGTCTGGTCTAAGGATCTGGAGCGGGAACTGCTGGGCGTGTTCCGATCATATACTCAGATGGATGAAGACACCGGCGAAACCTATGATATTTATGAATACTGGAATGATGAAGGGTGTCAGGCGTTCAGAAAGCTGAATTCAACCAGCATGGACGAATTAATGGAATACCCCATGTTCGAAAGCTACCCGGATGGCCAGATCAACAGATTAAAGCATGATTTCGGTACCGTGCCATTTATCCCCTTCATGAATAATAACGTTACTGAGGGTGATCTGGTTAATATTAAAGGCCATGTTGATACCTATGATAATGTGTACAGCGGTTTTGTTAATGATTTGGAAGATATACAGGAGATCATCTTTGTGCTTTCTGGCTACGAGGACGAGGATCTGGGGGCTTTTCTGAATCAGCTTAAAAAGTATAAGACCGTTAAAACAACCAGCTACAGCGACACTGACAAGGCGGGATTATCCACACTTAGCATTGATATCCCGGTCGAAGCCAGGAAAGAGCTGTTAGAGATTACCAGGCGGGCGATATTTGAAAAGGGTCAGGGCGTGGATCCGCAGCAACAGGACTTTGGGAATGCTTCAGGGGTGGCCTTGAAGTTCATGTATTCCTTAT